TGGCGCCATCGAAATGCTTTCTGCTTTGATTCTCGGTGTTGGAGCGCAGGGTGCGCTCGTAGCATTGGCGAAGAAATAGGGTAGACCATGCCGCCAGAGTCATTATGGAACCAATATAGCGTAGTCGGAATTTTGATTCTGGCGGCTGGAGTGATTGCAATTGCGTTTTACAGGCTCTGGCATGAACTGCTGACATGGATCGAAAATCAGGATCTGAAGCGAGAGCAGGAACGCGAGACACAAGATCTGAAACGCGAACAGGAACGCGATAAGCAACGCGCCTGGGAAGCGCAGCAGAAAAAAGAAAGTGATGAACGCTGGCAATTGTTTTTGTCAAAACAACAAGAACAATGGCTGACGCAGGACCTAAGCCATTCGGCTGCAATTGTGAAAGTAATTGAAAAAATTGAGCACTTGACCAACTCAGTGAATAACCATGATACGTGGGCTCGAGCCCAAAACGGAAAGTAATTAGATATGCCTATTTCAAAACCGAACTTCAACCTGGACGAAGAATACAAGCAGATCGCACTTGAACTGGAATTACCAGAGGTCGAGAGTGACGGTGTTTCCATTGAAGAGGCACGCCTGCGTTCGGAAGCGGGGCGTTCGGCGTTGAGCGTACTAAAAGGCACCAAGACCCAACCAGTCTGGTTTGAGCGATTCGAGATGCTGATGGATAACGGGTGGCCGTGGCGTCAGGCGGTTTACATCGCCTGGGCATCGATGCCGCAAGATGGACGGATGCCAAAGACACAGGCAGAACTGGCAACAAAATATCTCAACTTGACCAGCGACCGCGCGATCAGCACCTGGCGCAAAAAGAACGCCGCCATCAATACGATGGTTGGAATGCTGCAATCTGCGGAGCTGTGGGATTTCCGCGCTGACTCATTCAAGAACCTGATCGACGGCATGAAGAAATCAGGCGATGACTACAAGTATTTCAATCACTTGAAGCTCTTCCTCGAGATGAGCGGTGACTATATTCCGCTCACTCAATTGGCGGCTGTGCTGAAACGTAAGGCAGATGGATCACCGGCAGAGCAGGACGAAGAGACTTTGAGATTGCTTGAGCAGGGCGCGAAAGAAATGCCAAAAGATTTCTCGAATGAGGATCCTGAATAATGCTGCCTGGTCTGGTCAATCCGCAGGTGAATATGACGCCGAGCCAGGCGAAGGAAGAACGCGCATCCCGCAAGAATGCCCGTCAGAATTTTCTTTCGTTCTGTCAGTACATTGATCCGCGCTATGAGACGCCGCCACACATCCAATTATTGGCGGCAAAACTGCAACAGGTGGCTTTGTATATTGCGAGCGGCGGGACGAAGGGCATTGGACGGCTGATGATCATGATGCCGCCCCAGCATGGCAAGAGCCAGATCGCAAGCCGAAACTTTCCGGCGTGGTTGCTGGGATTGCTGCCTGACAGCCGAATTATCCTCACATCTTACGGCGTAGACCTTGCGACAAGGCACAGCCGATTTATCCGTGACACTGTTTTGTCTGCGGAGTTCCAAGCACTGTTCGGGAGTAAATCCGCGAAGATTTATCCGGTGGAACTTTCGAGCGACAGCCGATCAACCGAGAGTTGGGATCTTGCAAGACCGTATCGCGGCGGAGTGAAGGCGGCGGGTGTGGGCGGCGGTATTACCGGTTTACCTGCGCATTTGCTGATCGTGGATGATCCGTTCAAAAACCGCGAAGAGGCAGAGAGCGAGGGACGGCGGGACCTGGTAGATGATTGGTATCGCTCGTCAGCACGTACTCGTTTGCGCCCGAATGCCGCGGTGGTTGTTTTTCACACGCGCTGGCACCCTGATGATTTTGCAGGGCGATTGATGCAGCGCATGATGAACGACCCACTGGCGGATCAGTGGGAAATTATCAATCTGCCTGCGCTGGCGTTGGATAGTTACCCAGTGGATGTTGAGGCACAGCAAAAGAAAATGCGTGACGGTGTGTATCTTCCGTTGAAAGACCCGTTGGGACGCAAGGCGGGACAGGCGCTTTGGTCTGTGGCTTACAGCGAGGATTGGCTCAAAGGCACAAGAGCAGAATTGGGTGTGTATGACTTCGAGGCGTTGTATCAGCAAAGCCCATTCCCGAAATCAGGACAGAAATACAAGCGCGATTGGTTCAGGACTGTCACCAAATTACCTGAAGGCGTGAAGATCCTATATGCGGTGCGGTTGTGGGATAAGGCAAATTCGACGAAAGGCGATTACACAGCGGGCGCATTGATGGCGTATTGCTCGGATGGTTATTTTTACCTTTTGGACATGGCACGCGGGCAATGGTCATCTTATGACCGCGATCAGAAGATGCGGAAAGTTACAGAGAACGACCGCGATGTATATGGCAAGGTCTACACCTGGCATCAACAGGACCCGGGTTCAGCGGGGAAGGATTCGGCGGAAGCGACAAACCGTTTGTTGATGGGATTCCCCGTGAAATTTGAAACAGTGACAGGCGACAAGGCAACACGCTCAGAACCGCTCGAATCAGCATTTCAAGGCGGGATGGTATTCCTGCTTCAGGGCGCGTGGAATGAGGCATACATTGATGAGTCAGTTGCCTTTGACCGCGGCAAGAATGACGACCAAGTGGACGCGGCAAGCGGCGCATATAACAAACTGTTGGAAATGATCGGCACGCATAGGAAGAGCAAAATATTATGAATATATTCCAGAAATTATTTAGCAAGGCGGCTGCGAGTATCGCTCGAACTATGACGTTTGCACCAGCCTGGGCGCGTTACGCATTTTCAGTGATGACCTTTGAACGGATCGTGCGCGAGGGATACAAACAGAATGCGGCAGTGAGCGCGTGCGCAACTACTTTGCAACTGACGTTTCCTGAGCCGCCATTACTGGCGGGGTATGAAGAGGATGGACGGTTCATCCCTGATTATGGTCATCCAGTTATGGCGCTGTTGCAGAACCCGAACCCGGACATGGGTCAGAGTGAATTCATGCAATTCGCTGTGGCGTATTGCTCGATTGGCGGGAATGTTTATATCTGGAAACAAAGAGCGGTGAACGGGAAGGTGATTGCATTGTGGCCGTTCAGCGATGCGCAGATCCAGCCGGTGGCGGGGTTGGATACGAGCGAGGGCTTTGTTGCCTATTATGAATTTTTGCCGAATGGATTTTCTTCCTTCTCTTCTCGCGGCGCTGGTTCTGGAATTCCGATTCCCAAAGATGACATCATTCATTGGAAGTGGATGATTGATCCGCAGTTTCCGTGGAAGGGAATTGGCGCGATTGAGCTGGCGGCGCGTGAGGTGGATAAGGACAACGAAGCCACTGCCTATATTTTTGCCTTACTGAAGAACAATGCGGTGCCGCCTGTAGTGATCACTTTGGAAGAGAATGACGACTCAACGCAGGAAGAGATTGACGCGATGGGTTTGAAGTGGATCCAGAAACACGGCAAGGGGCAACCGGCTTTTATCTCGAACGGGATGAAAGTAGAACAGATGGGCTTTGATCTGAACAAGCTGGCGGCTGATACCCTGGCGGATATTCCTGAGACGCGGATCGCGGCGAATTTCCATGTGCCGCCTTCAGTGGCAGGCTTGAACGTTGGCATCAAACGCAGTGATTACGGTGACGGCGCAGCTCGCAAGGCATTTACCGAGCAGACGTTGATGTCTTTATGGCGGTTGTTTGCGTCGGAGATGATGAACGGTTTGCGCAATGAATACAGCGCGCCAGGGAATTTTGTTTTGCAGTTTGATCTGCGGCGGGTGGGGGCGTTACAGGAAGAGATGAGCAAGCGCTGGGAGCGTGTGACGTTGGCATTCAATCGTTCGTTGTTGACGCGGGCGGAGGCGAAGCAGGAACTTGGTATGCAGCCCACTGAGGGGGATAAGGTTTATTTTGTTTCGCTGGCGAGTGAGTTTGTTCCGGCGGGGCAGGCGGTAGTGAGAGTTCCAAAGTCTTTTACCACGAAGGGAACGAAGGGTCACGAAGGAAAGGCAAGCGCGGTTTCGGCGGTGTTGTTGCGGATTCGCAATGACGTGGCGAAGCGGATGACGACCAGTGTGGATGTGTATTTCTCGCAGCTCGCAGATAGGGTGGTGGCGAGGGCAAGTGAAAAATCAGTGATCAGTGATCAGTTATCAGTAAAGAAATTACCGAATGCTGGTGATCTGATCAATGCAGATGATCGGACGCAATTGGAAACGTTGGTGAAACGATTTTATGTGGAGGTGATCAATCTCTCGTGGGATACGTGGAATGTGGCGCTGGGCGCTGAATTGGCGTTTGACCTGACTGACCCGGCAGTCACTCGCGCTTTGAAGATGGCGGGGACGCACGTAAAAGAAATTGAAGGGACCGTGCTGGATGCCATGAAAGAGGCGTTGACCTATGCCAATGAAAACGGCTGGGGCATTGATGACCTGGTGCGCGGTGATGCGACCCAGCGCGGATTGAGGGACATCATCGATGAGACGTACAAGAACCAAAGCCGCGCGATCGCACGCTCGGAACTGGGGCAGGCTCAGAATGCGGCGGCGGTTGAACGGTATCGAGGGGCAGGCGTTCAGAAGGTTGAAATATTGGACGGCGGTGCGGAGGATAGCGCGCCTGCCTGTAATCTTGCCAATACTTCAGGGACGAATATATGGACGGTGGAATTATTCGAAGCAAATCCATTACAGCATCCGAATTGTTCACGCGCTGCCGCGCCGTATTTTGGCGATGAGGAAGCGTTGACCACATGGGATTATCGATTTGGAGAACGAGGATGAACAACCAATTTATCAGGCCATTGGCGCATGTATCCAAACAACCTGTGAGTGTGGAGCGGGTACATCCTGACAGGATATTGATCGAGGGCGTTTTGTTTGATGGTGATTATTTCCGCGAGATTGGATACCCTAAAACGGATGTTCTATATATGGTGCGGAAGGATTTGAAGCAAAGAAATTTTTTGAACAACTTGGAGATTGCTTCGCCGCAGAGAACAACGGCGCGGCTCGCAATGACATAGGAGATGATGAACATGCTGTATAAAACTTTGCCTTATTTTGTGAAAGAGTTGGATGTAAAGACCCGAATGGTGACTGGCATTTTCGCGGTACATGGGAACGTGGATAGCGGGTTCGATATGTCGATCAACGGCTCATTTGAGAAGCGGTTGAAGGATGGTCGTTCACGCGTGCGGTTTTTGTGGAACCATAATTCGATGAACCCGCCGATTGCTTCGGTGAAAGGCGTGCGCGAGGTGGGGCGTGAAGAGCTGCCAGCGAAGGTGCTTGAATGGGCACCAGAAGCGACTGGCGGCGTGGAAGTGACGCGCAAGTATTACGAAGATATTCCGCTTTCTGATTGGGTGTTCAAGGGCATTCAGGAAGGCGAT